CCGAACTGGCCGACCGCTGGGGCGTTTCCCAGCGGACTCTGGAGCGCTGGCGTGCTATCGGCTGGGGGCCTTGCTTCCTGAAGATGGGTGGCCGCGTTGTCTACCGCCTCGAGGATATCGAGGCATATGAAATCCAGCACATGCGTGCATCGACATCCGAGCCTGCCAATCAGCCACAGGTAGGAGGTGCCCTATGAGTATCACTCTGGAAGATACGAAGGGTTTTTCCGTTGCTGAGCTGACAGGCCTACCGGCAAAAGAGCTGATGCAGCTGCAGGCTGCTGCTACGGATTCCCTGCAAAAAGCCAAAGAGCTCAAAGACTGGATCGATGGCTCTATCGCTCTGAAGTACGAAGTTCAGGCCAAGGCGTTACGCGTACAAACGGGTAAGGACACCGGCACTGTCCACTTCGATGAAGACGGCGTCCGCGTCACGACCAACCTCCCCAAGAAACCGGTGTGGGATCAGAAGAAGCTGTCCGAAATTGCCAAGCGCATTACTGCCAACGGTGACGATCCCACCGAGTACCTGGACATCACCTACAAGGTCGCCGAGCGCAAGTACACCGCCTGGCCGGAGAGCTTGCGCGAGTCATTCGCTCCCGCTCGCACCCTCAAGACCGGCAAAGCCACCTTCCAACTGATCCCGATTGAGGAGTAAAGCCATGTTTAAAAAACAGACACTGCTCGAAAGACTGAAAAAGCACCATCCATATATGTTGGAAGAGCTCCCCGAAGTGGTCGACTCTGACGCTGAAGAGGTTGCGCTCAAGGATAGCACGCTTGATCAGATCGCCTTTTCCATTCTTGCACTCGAAGCAGAGATCCGTCCCCTCAGTCGGCGCTTGAATGCCTTGCGTGATCTCTACGATCTCGCCCGTAAACGCGGTGCCCTGGGAGCTCATCGCATCGGTGACATCTTCTCGAATGAGGAGGATCACTCATGAGCTTGCCTATTATTTCCGCTGACCAGCGACTGGCCGAGAAGCGCGGTATCAAGGGCTGCATCTTTGGCAAGTCCGGCATCGGCAAGACCAGTCTGCTGTGGACTCTGGATCAAGAGAACACGCTGTTCTTCGATCTGGAAGCCGGTGATCTGGCCATCGAAGGGTGGTCAGGCGACAGCATCCGTCCCAAAACTTGGCAGGAATGCCGTGACTTTGCCGTGTTCATTGGTGGCCCCAATCCCGCGTTACGGGAAGACCAGCCATACAGCCAGGCCCACTTCGATGCGGTATGCGAACGCTTTGGTGATCCGGCTGTGCTGGAGAAATACGAGACCGTTTTTATTGATTCGATCACGGTTGCGGGCCGTCTCTGCTTCCAATGGTGCAAGGGACAACCGCAGGCATTCAGTGATCGTACCGGCAAGCCAGATAACCGTGGAGCCTATGGCCTTCATGGGCAGGAGATGATCGCCTGGCTGACTCATCTGCAGCATACCCGCAACAAGAATATCTGGTTCGTCGGCATCCTCGATGAGCGAATCGACGATTTCAACCGCAAGGTGTTCCTGCCACAGATTGAGGGATCGAAAACAGGTCTTGAGCTACCCGGCATTGTCGATCAGGTGATTTCCATGGCGGAGATTACTGACGATGAAGGTCAGTCATGGCGTGCCTTTATCAACCACACGCTAAATCCCTATGGCTATCCCGCCAAGGACCGCAGCGGCCGTCTGGAAATGATCGAGGAACCACACCTCGGTCGCCTGATGGCAAAGATCCATACCCCCGTAAAACCGGCAGTGGAGCGACTTGAGTTTGGCCGCCCATCCGCATCCACCGCCGACCCTCAACGATCTAATGAAAGTGAAGGAGTTTAACCATGACATCCACTTGGAATGATTTCAATTCAGCTGACGATCAAAACAACTTTGACCTGATCCCCAAAGGCACCCTCGTAAAGGTGCGCATGACCATCAAGCCCGGAGGCTACGATGATCCGGCACAGGGCTGGACCGGTGGTTATGCCACCCAGAGCCATACCACGGGATCTGTGTACCTCAACTGTGAATTCGTGGTGCTGGAAGGTAATTACGCCCGTCGCAAGATGTGGAGCCTGATCGGTCTGCACAGCAACAAAGGTCCGGAGTGGGCCAACATGGGCCGCGCCTTCATCAAAGGCATTCTGAATTCTGCCCGTGGTTTACACCCTCAGGATAATTCCGCACAGGCCCAGCAAGCACGACGCATCAGTGGTTTTGCCGATCTCGATGGTATCGAGTTTGTCGCCAAAGTCGAGATGGACAAGGACCAGTACGACGATGACAAGAATGTCATCAAGATGGCGATTACACCGGATAAGAAGGAATACGCCGGTGTGATGGGCAATGTTCAGGCTCAGCCTGCGCAGCCAGCACAACCCACCCAACAGACATCAGCACCAGCAGCGGCACCCACGGGTCGTCCTAGCTGGGCGCAATAAGGAGGGGTTGAGATGATACTAAGGCCCCGCCAGAAAATGTTTGTTGAGCGCAGCATCAAAGCGCTGAACGAGCATGGCAACACTCTGGGTGTTGCGCCGACCGGTGCCGGTAAAACCATCATGCTCTCCGGCGTTGCCGGAGAGTTGTTGGAGGACACCGACGCCAAAGCCTGTGTACTGGCCCACCGGGATGAGCTGACCAGTCAGAATGAAACCAAGTTCAACAAGGTCAATCCCGGTATCAAAACATCTGTTTTTGATGCCCGGGATAAATCCTGGGCAGGTCAGGCCACTTTTGCCATGGTCCAGACCCTGTCGCGAGAGAAGAACCTGCGGCAGATGCCAAAGCTGGATTTGTTGGTGATCGACGAAGCTCATCACGTTGCAGCGCCCAGCTACGCTCGCATCATTGATCATGCCCGTGAGCAAAACCCGGATATCGCGGTATTTGGAGTGACTGCTACGCCCAACCGTGGAGACCGAAAGGCGCTGCGTCCGGTATTTAGCAACGTGGCGGATCAGATTGGATTGGGAGAACTGATCCAGTCTGGTCATCTTGTGCCACCCCGGACCTTCGTGGTGGATGTGGGTACACAGGGAGCGCTGGCCAACGTCAAGCGGACAGCTGATGAATTCGATATGGCAGAGGTCGATGCCATTATGAATAAGGCTCCCATCACGGATGCCGTGATCAAGCAGTGGAAGGAAAAAGCCGGTGATCGCAAGACCGTGGTGTTTTGCTCCACCATCGATCATGCACGGAATGTGGCAGATGCGTTTGCTGCATCCGGAGTCGAGGCAGTTCTGGTCCATGGTGAACTGTCAAAACATGAACGCGAATCTGCCCTGAACCGATTCGAACAGGGTGACGCTCAGGTGATCGTCAACATTGCAGTCCTCACCGAGGGCTGGGATCACCCGCCGACTGACTGTGTCATCCTGCTACGCCCCAGCTCATATAAATCCACGTTGATTCAGATGGTAGGCCGTGGCCTGCGTACCGTTGATCCCAACGAGCATCCGGGTGTCACCAAGTCGGATTGCATCGTGCTTGATTTTGGCACCAGCACCTTGTTGCATGGCTCACTGGAACAGGATGTCAATCTTGATGGCCGGGATCTTAATGGCGAAGCGCCGCAGAAGGAGTGTCCGGAATGCGGTGCACAGGTCCCGGCCGCCTCCATGGAATGTCCGTTATGTGGTCATACATGGGAGCGAAAAGAATCAGATGACAAGATCGAGCTGACCGACTTTGTGATGTCTGAACTGGACTTGCTCAAACGGTCCTCTTTCCGCTGGTGTGACCTGTTTGGTGACGATGGCGCTCTGATGGCCACCGGGTTTGATGCCTGGGCCGGTGTTTTCTTTCTCAATGGTCGCTGGTTCAGCGTTGGTGGCGGCAAGAATCTTGGCACCCATCTGTTGGCACTGGGCGAGCGAACCGTTTGCATCGCTGCAGCAGATGATTGGCTGAACGAGCACGAAACAGAAGACACTGCGCTCAAATCACGGCGCTGGCTGAATCAGGCTGCGACCCAACAGCAGCTGCGTTATCTGCCACCTGCCTATCGCCAGGACTTCGGTCTCACCCGTTACCAGGCATCTTGTCTTCTGGCATTCCAGTTCAACAAGCGTGACATCCAATCTCGGGTCTTCGGCGCAGCTGATAGCAAGGAGGCTGCGTGATATGTGCAATCTGTGGACGAGAAGGACGTGGTTTTTGTTGGTTATCGCCGAGCAGAGCTGGAGTAAAGCGTCAATTCAAACGGTTCTGCTCAATGCAATGCCAGTCGTTGCATGCCAAAAGTATCAAGTCTGGAGGTGGTGTTGTGATTGATCCCACCCATAACGAAAAGGCAGCCATGGAATCCGTGTTGCCGCATCTTGGTGAGTACGTGGCATCCGTTGGTATGGACAAACCGCTGTCAGCATACAGTCGGGCCGAGATTCTACAGATGGTGGATGTGGTGCTCACTGCCTATTTCGATAACCTGCGGGATCTCACCCCCGACGACGTGCCGTTTTAGGGGAGGAATCATGTTGGACTTTAATTCCTCCGCCTCTTTTAGTGAGCGGATTACAACCCTTATTGATGATGCGTTGGCAGCAGAGCGTGATCAGCAAACCCCTCGAAACTATCTGGGCGGTTCACGTTTGGGTGTGGCCTGTGATCGGGCACTGCAATATGAATATCTACAAACCCCAGTTGATGTGGGACGTGAGTTCTCCGGGACCACGCTGCGGATCTTTGAGGCAGGTCATGTCTTTGAAGAGACTGCGATCCGTTGGTTGCGTCTTGCAGGTTTTGAAATCCACACGGAAACCTCACGAGGTGAACAGTATGGATTCAGTGCTGCCGGTGGCCGTGTCCAGGGTCATGTTGACGGGATTCTGTCAAACGGCCCTGATGTCATTGGTTTGGGCTATCCGGCACTCTGGGAGTGCAAGTCACTCAACAATAAGTCGTGGAAGGATACGGTCAAACGTGGCCTGACACTTTCCAAACCGGTCTATGCCGCACAGGTTGCGCTCTACCAAGCCTACATGGAACCGCAGGTTCCGGGTATCAGTCAGAATCCGGCGATTTTCACTGCCATCAACAAGGATACGGCCGGGCTCTATTTCGAACAGGTGCCATTCAATGGGCAGCTGGCGCAACAGGCATCGGACCGTGGCGTGCGCATCCTGCAAGCATGTGATGCCCATGAGTTGTTGCCACGTATTGCCAATGATCCGACCCATTACGAGTGTAAGTTCTGCGCATGGCAGGACCGCTGTTGGGGGGGGGCGCCATGATGGCAGACAATATCGTCTGGATGGATTTCAATGATGCGCCCGATCAGGCTGTCACTGAACGAGAAACTTTCGATGCCAAGGAACTGAAGGTACGTCTGCTTGACCGGCTACCTGAAGCACTGGCCTACCTGTTTCCCAATGGAAAGCACCGGGGTAAACAGTTTGTTGTTGGCGACCTACAAGGTAATGCTGGCAAAAGCCTGGTGGTGGACCTGCAAGGTCAAAAGGCCGGCATGTGGATCGACTTTGCGACCAGTGAAGGCGGTGATGTGCTTGACCTGTGGGCTCAGGCCACTGGTATGGACAGCCATCGAAACTTCCCGCAGGTCATAGAATCGGTAGCACGCTGGTTGGGTGAGGCACCATTGAGGCCTGTCCAGCCAGTCATCAAGAAAGAGCCCGTCGACGAGCTCGGACCATGGACTGCCAAGTGGGATTACCACGATGCCAACGGTCAGCTCATCGCCTGTGTTTATCGCTACGACACACCCGATGGCAAAGAGTATCGGCCGTGGGATGTGCTTGCCAGGTCGATGCGGGCACCCAACCCAAGACCGCTCTATAACCAGCCACGACTTAAGTCTGTCCGCGAAGCTGTATTGGTCGAGGGCGAGAAAGCGGCCGATGCACTGTCCGGTATCGGAATCATAGCGACCACGGCTATGAATGGAGCTAATGCGCCGGTTGATAAAACCGACTGGTCACCGCTTGCCGGTAAGCATGTGCTGGTCTGGCCGGATAAAGACGAGGCTGGTATGCAGTACGCGCAGCGTGCAAGTCTAGCGTTGACCAAAGCCGGTGTGGCCTCGGTCGCCATCTTGCAACCACCCGCAGACAAACCGGAAAAATGGGATGCAGCCGATGCGGTGGATGAGCAAATGGATATCACCGCCTTTCTGGGCACAGCATCAGGTCTTGATGACACACAGGGATCGTCCATCCCGGTATTCAGCCTGGCGCAGCTTCTGGCTGATACCTCACCCATGCCGGATGACCTGATTGCACCAAGGCTGCTGACCCCGGGTGGCATGATTGTGTTCGGTGGTGCGCCCAAGGTCGGCAAAAGTGATTTTTTGCTCACGATGCTGACCCACATGGCGGCAGGCGAGCCATTTCTGGAACTAAAACCACCCAGGCCATTGCGTATTTTCTATCTGCAGGCCGAGGTGCAATACCACTACCTGCGTGAGCGCTTCCAGGCGATGAACCTGCCATCGCCGGTTGTCCAGAAGGCAGCGGAAAATCTTAAGGTCACGCCACAACTTAAACTGGTGCTCAACGATGAGGGTATGGCTGTTGTTCTGGCTGCCATGCGAGATGCATTCACTGATCATCCGATGGATATCCTGGTCATCGACCCCATTCGGAACGTCTTTGATGGTGGTCCGGAGGGAGCCAGTGAGAACGACAATAATGCCATGCTGTTTTTCCTGCGCGACCGTGTCGAACAGCTGCGTGACAGCATCAATCCCGATGCCGGGATCATTCTGGCGCATCACACCAAAAAGATCAGCAAGAAGCAGGTTGAGGAAGATCCTTTCCTGGCCTTATCGGGAGCTGGCAGTCTGCGTGGTTATTACACCGCCGGGATGCTGCTGTACCGGCCTGATGAAACCCGCACAGATCGCATGCTGGTATTTGAGCTGCGTAATGGACCAGGCCTGCCTACCAAGAGGGTCGACAAATCCGGTGGCCGCTGGGTGGAACTGGATGCGCACAGTGAGCGGCTGGTCAACCAGGATCATGGCGAGAGGCTGGATGCCGAGCGTCGTCGCAAACGTGATGTGATCCTGCAGCTCATTTTTGATGAGGCAGCTAAGAACCGGGTCTATACCTCCAACCAATTTGCCGAAGCCTTTGAGGGCAAGGCAGGACTGGGTGCCAACCGCACTATCAACGAGCGTCTGGCTGTCCTGGCCACCAAGGGATACATCAAGTTTTTCCGCAATCCCGAGGATTACGGACTGCCAGCACTGACCCGCAGCAAGTTTGGACATCTGTGTGTTGAGCAGATGGCCTTACCCGGCAAAGAACAGATCGACGCCGATACCGGCGAGGTCATTACGACCACTATTGCCGTCAAACCCACCCACTACAAATGCCCACAAACCGGTGCGGTGTTGCCGGTTGAAAACCCGAATATCTGGATCTACCAAGAGGAGGACCAAGAATGAATCAAACGACAAATCCCGTCACCGATACGCGTATCGGCAGTCTGCAAACTAGGGCAGTTTGCTGCAATCTGCAAACTACCCGCAAACTGGAATCCATTAAAAACAACCACTTGCGCCAGTTTGCAGTTTGCGGAGACCAGTTTGCAACGCGTACCTGCAAACTGCCCACAAACCCAGTCATATCAAAGGTTTCAGCGGTGTTTCCAGTTTGCACGCAGACCCCCTCTCCCTACGGGAGAGGAGAGCCCCGAGGGGTGGCTCTCCATCCCGGGGAGAAGGGAGCGTCAGATTCAGACGGCATCACTGTGTTATGTCTGGACCTGGGGACTAAGAGTGGCTGGGCGCTTCGTTCCGCCGATGGTGTTATTTCCAGTGGAACGGCCGAGTTCAAGCATGATCGCTATTCCGGTGGCGGCATGCGTTTCCTCAAGTTCAAACAATGGCTCAATCAGATGCTCGAAGCCGTTGATCAAATCGATGCCATCTACTTCGAAGAGGTTCGACGCCACCTTGGTGTGGATGCGGCACATGCCTATGGTGGATTTCTTGCCCATCTGTCTGCATGGAGTGAACAACACGGCATTGCCTACGAAGGCGTGCCGGTCGGTACCATCAAGCGTCATGCCACCGGTAAAGGCAATGCCAACAAGGCAAAAGTCATTCAGGCGATGCGACTGCTGGGTTACTACCCGACGGACGACAACGAGGCCGACGCGCTGGCTCTGTTGCACTGGGTAATCGATACCCGGCTTGGAGGTGCGTCATGAACTGGACCGAAGCGTTGGTAGCAGAGCGCTTTGAAGCCTGCGTGCAAACCCTGCGTAAACTGCCACCTGTGCGTGTGGGCGGTTATGTGTCGACATGGCCGGATATCGTCTACACACCGCAGGAGATCAACCGCCAAGAACCCAAACCCATTCGTTTCACGGCATCACCTGATGAGATTACGCGCATGGAAGAGACATTGACCTGGATTTCATGGGTCAATGAGGCTGAGCGCAAACTCATCTGGCTGCGTGCCGAGCGAGTACCCTGGCGAGTCATTGCCAGAAAGACAGGCTTTCCAAAAACCTCCGCCCAGCGTTATTGGCAGGTGGCGTTAAGCAAAATAGCGCGACGTTTGGAGACAGAGCGTAATGCAGCGTAAACGTGGCGAAATGGGCGGTGGGACAAAATCCCCAATATTTGCTTTAATGCTTGCTAACATCGCGAGCGAACTGCAACCAAGGCCACGGATTCAACCCCGTGGCCTTTTTCGTTGCGGTCATGGAGTGGCCATGAGGACTACGGGTCCTTCCTGCGCATTCACACGGTGCGGGGCGCAAGGCCGCCGCGTTTCGCTAGCGACAGACCCGAAAAACGGGTTCGCAGGTTCGCGGTACGCACTCACTTTCCAAGGTAATCGAATGCAAACAACATTTGTTGAATCGGTGGAGCATTGGCCGCTCCAGCGACTGATCCCGTATGCGCGTAATGCTCGTACCCACGATGAGGGTCAGGTATCGCAGATTGCCGGATCGATTGCTGAATTTGGTTTCGTTAATCCGATCCTCGTTGGTGATGACAATGTCATTGTCGCCGGTCATGGTCGATTGATGGCCGCACAGCAACTGGGTCTGGAGCAGGTGCCGGTCATCGTGCTGGCTCATCTGACCGAGGCACAGCGCAAGGCGCTGGTGATTGCCGACAACAAGATTGCAGAGAATGCCGGGTGGAACGAAGAACTGCTGAAACTTGAGCTGGGTGAAATTGAAGAACTCGGTTTTGATTTGGACGTAATTGGTTTCTCAGATGATGAACTGGATGAATTGCTGGGTTCTGAAGAGGATGTTGGACTGATCGATGATGATCAGGTTCCGGAGCCCGAAGAACAGACAATTAGCCAATCGGGCGATGTCTGGCGATTGGGTGACCATCGTCTGTTATGTGGTGATGCCACCAATCCTGAAGATATGGAATTGTTGATGGAAGGTGAACTAGCCGACATGGTATTCACCGATCCTCCTTACAACGTGGATTATGGCAATAACGCCAAAGACAAAATGCGCGGTACAGATCGGCGTATTCTCAATGACAATCTGGGTGAAGGCTTCTACGGATTTCTGCAGGCTGCCATGGGTAACCTGCTCAAGGTGACCAAGGGTGCCTGTTATATCGCCATGTCATCCAGTGAGCTGGATACCCTGCAACAGGCTTTTCGTGATGCTGGTGGAAAGTGGTCCACCTTTATCATCTGGGCCAAGAATACCTTTACCCTGGGACGCTCGGATTACCAGCGTCAGTATGAGCCGATACTCTACGGCTGGAACGAAGGCGCTGACCATTTCTGGTGCGGTGCCCGTGACCAGGGTGATGTCTGGTTTTTCAATAAGCCGGTCAAGAATGATCTGCACCCGACCATGAAACCGGTCGAACTAGTTGAGCGTGCGGTGCGCAATTCCAGCAAGAGCCGGGATATCGTCCTGGACCCGTTTGGAGGTTCAGGCAGCACCCTGATCGCTTGCGAGAAGAGTGGTCGTCAGGCCCGCTTGATGGAACTGGATCCCAAATACGTCGATGTGATTATCAGGCGTTGGCAGGAATGGTCAGGTAAACAAGCCATCCGTCAGGCGGACGATATGGCTTTTGATGATCTCGTTAGTTCTGAAGTTTAAGTTCCAACCCTTTGACCCAGTCAAAGGGTTGTTGATTAGACCTTCAAAGATCGCCAGCGGTCATCTTCGAAAATATAGAGGCAGCTGGCCCAGTTATCTTGTGCGCGTTTCATCAGTTCATTTTTTGAGTTGGAGATAACCGGCTGGGTTTTATCCCAGTGATCACCGCGATCCCTGTGATAGGCGCAGACCTCATTGCCTTTGATATAGGACAGGTCGCCCAGATCTATCAGTGACCGGGCGCTATCTTCATTGTTGAAGTGTGATCTCAGCGTTGGGCCAACACCCTGATCGTAATCGTAGCCATCAAAATGGCAGTAAACAGAACGATATTGTTCATCATCCAGATGGATGGCGATCAGGCATGCGGTACTCATGATGCGCTCCCGTCAACGATGCGGTAGCGTCGCGCTGATCCCTCATCCTTGCTGGATGTGATAGCTAAACCAAGTCGCTTCTTGAGCGCATTACTCATGGCACCTCTCACTGTATGGCGCTGCCATCCGGTGGCCTCGGCCATCTCTTCAATGGTTGTGCCGGATGGGCGTTGCAACATTTCAATCATGGTGGCCTGCTTGGTACCGGACCGGATGACCGGTTTGTCGTCCTTGCCCGGCTTGCCGATGGCTTCAAAGCCAACGCTGCTGATGCGGTAATAGCCGCCTTGGAACTTGATCAGTTTGCGTTTAAGCAGGCCATCGATGACCCGTTGGCGAACACCGGCATTAATATTGGATGGCAGCGGTTCGATATCCCCACTGGGGCGATCCGCTGCGGCTTGAAGGATGTTTTTCTGGGTGGTTGTCAATTTCATGGTTCTGGTTCTCCTGTCGGGTGTTATTCGGCGTATTCGCCTTCGTGGAAGGCGGCGTCGGTGATCTGTTTAAGAAGTTCGGCGTAGCGGCCAAGGTCGCCAACGTGGCCCCAGGTAACCTCTTCCGGGGCGACATCAAAATGGTTGTCGCTCAGGGCCTGTAGCCGCGCCAGCATGGCGTCGATTTCGGCTTTTCTGGCGATGAAGGCGTCAATGGAGGTGGCTTTGTTGCTCATGGTTACTCTCCCTTGGCGATGTTGATCTGGGTGCCGTTATCCAGCGTAAGGCCGGTGCAGCTGGGTTCTCGCTCGATGTAATTGATGGCCTTGATCAGCGTTGGGCTGTGGATCTGTGCCTTGGGGAAGGTCATGGGCTGCTCGCCGCTAAAGGTAATCGTGTAGTGATTGTCTGCTTGGGTTGCGTTCATTTTTTCGTCTCCGTCAGTGCTTAACCGTGGTGACATGAACGCTTCATTCAGCCAGCTAATCAACTTGTTTCTGCTTATTAATCGGATGAATATGCGATTAAAAACAATGAGATAGAAGAATGGGGATATCCATCCGCGCCTATGGCCGTCATCGGGGTGTTTCGGATGCTGCTGTGCGTAAGGCCATCAAATCCGGGCGTATTAGCAAGGAGCCGGACGGCACCATTGATCCGGATAAAGCGGATTCCCAATGGGACAAAAATACCGATGTAGCGCAACAGCGCGAACCAAAGCGTAAAGCTGTCTCATCTGCCGCAATCGATGCGGTCAACGACACCCTGCAGGAACAAGGCGTATCCGCTGGCGGAACCACTTATATGCAGGCGCGGGCCGCCAATGAGGTGTTGAAAGCACAGACAAATCGTCTGCGATTACAGCAACTCAAAAAAGAATTGGTAGATCGATCCAGCGCACTGGCCCATGTATTCAAACTGGCCCGGGCAGAACGGGATGCCTGGATCAGCTGGCCTGCGCGTATCTCAAGCCAGATGGCAGCTGAATTGGGCGTGGATGCACATACCATGCACGTCACGCTGGAAGCCTATGTCAGACAACACCTCTCAGAGCTCGCCGACGTCCAGCCTCGTGTGGACTAGCGGAGTAGATCATTACGACGGCGCAATAGACATTGAAAAAAACTGGCGTGAGGGACTGAGACCCGATCCATTCCTCGATGTGTCGCAATGGTCCGACAAATACCGGGTGCTATCGCCCAAGTCGGCCGCTGAGCCCGGACGCTGGCGCACAGAGCGCACGCCTTATCTCAAAGAGATCATGGATTGCCTGTCGGTTTCGTCACCGGTACAGCGGGTTGTGTTCATGAAAGGCGCACAGGTTGGCGGAACCGAGGCAGGCAATAACTGGATTGGCTATGTCATCCATATTGCACCGGGTCCGATGATGGCGGTTTCACCGACGGTGGAGATGGCCAAACGTAATTCCCGCCAGCGTATCGACCCACAGATCGAGGATGTCTCTGAACTGCGTGAGCGGGTTGCTCCTGCTCGCAGTCGGGATTCCGGCAACACGGTTCTCTCCAAAGAGTTTCCGGGTGGTGTGCTGGTGATGACCGGGGCAAACAGCGCGGTAGGTCTGCGTTCGATGCCTGCACGTTATCTGTTTATGGATGAAGTGGACGGCTATCCCGGCGATGTGGAGGGTGAAGGTGATCCAATTTTACTTGCAGAACGTCGCTCAGCCACATTCCAGCGACGTCGCAAGATACTGCTGGTGAGTACACCCACGATCAAGGGGCTGTCCCGGATTCAGCGCGAGTTCGAGGCATCGGACCAGCGTTACTATCAGGTGCCTTGTCCAGAATGTGGCTTTGAACAACCCCTTCGTTTCACACAGCTGAGATGGCCTGAAGGTAACCCAGAACAAGCCCAATACTGTTGTGAATCCTGTGGTGCTCTGATCGATGAACACCACAAGAGCCAGATGCTGGCCAAAGGGCGATGGGTGCCATCAGCTGAAGGTGATGGTCGTACACAGGGGTATCACCTGTCATCGCTCTACAGTCCGGTTGGCTGGTTTTCATGGGCCGATGCCGCACGATTGTTTGAAACAGCGCAGAACAATCCGGACCTGATGAAAGGTTTCGTCAATACGGTATTGGGCGAACCTTATGAAGAAGAATTCGAAGCGCCTGAATGGGAACGGCTTTATGAACGCCGGGAAAAATACCCGATAGGCATTGTCCCGCAAAACGGCCTCTTTCTGACTGCTGGCGTTGATGTACAGCGTGACCGGCTCGAATGTGAGGTGGTTGCCTGGGGCCGGAACAAGATTTCATGGTCCGTGGACTATCAGGTACTGGATGGCGATACCGCACAGCCTGAAGTTTGGCAAAAACTCGATGTGTTGCTGTCGAATGACTGGCCGCATGCTGCGGGCGGAACCCTGCCGATTCGGGTCATGTGCGTGGATTCCGGTTACGCCACACAGGATGTCTACGGCTGGGTCCGAAAATATCCACAGGCCGTCTGGGGCGGTGCGGGAGCACGCGCTTCCCAGCCGAGAACAGCCGTTGCCATCAAGGGGCGCGATCAGGATACGGCACTCATTCTGAGTGTTTCCAAGGCCGATACCGGTGGCAAACGCAAGGGTCTGCGTGTCTGGAATGTCAGTGGCCCGGTGGCCAAGGTCGAACTGTATCGCTGGCTGAAACTGCCGCGACCCACTGATGAAGAACTGGCAGCTGGTGAAGATTATCCACCCGGCACCTGCCATTACCCGGAGTACGGCGAAGAGTATTTCAAACAACTCACTGCCGAACGACGTGTGATTCGATTGCACAAAGGCTTTCCGAAAGCGACCTGGGAAAAAGATCCTGCGCGTAACAACGAGGCACTGGATTGCCGGGTCTATGCCAGAGCAGCAGCCAGCATCTACGGGCTTGACCGTTTCAAGGAAATCCACTGGAAACGACTGGAACAGGCACTGGGTGTGAATGCCATGCCGAGTGATCGGGAACAACCGAGTCGCAAGACATCGAGCAATCAAACGGTACCAAAAACACGGCCACGGCTGATGCAGCGGTCATCGACAGTTGTTGATGATCCCTATCTGTAGAGAAGAATCCATGACTGACCTTGCCATTTTAAAACAGCGGCTTTTTGAAGCTGAGGCGGCATTGCATCGTTTGATGACCGGCGAACTCGAGGTGACTGTCTCTGTCGGTGGGTTTGGTGCAACGACCTATAACCAGGCCAGCGCTGACAAGTTATCGACCTATATCGCCGGGCTGAAAAATGAGATCGCCAAGCGTGAAGGTGGTTCGAGACGAGGGCCGATACTGATGAGGTTTTAGACGACATGTTAGATGCTGGGCAGGTACAAATTCTCGGACCGAATGGTCAGCCTGTGGCACAGGATACTGCGCATCGTGGCGCATCACTGTCGGCGCGTGAATTATCCAGCTGGCTACCTAAGGCGGGCTCTCCCGATGCTGATCTACTTGGTGAGTTGCCGACACTGGTATCTCGGTCACGGGATCTGGTCCGCAACCACGGCGTGGCTGCGGGTGCCATACAAACCCTGGTCGACAATGTCGTGGGCACTGGCCTGCGCCTGTCCGCTTTGCCAGATTACAAGGCGCTGGGCAGAGACAAGGACTGGGCGGATGATTGGTCCAGAAAGATAGAAGCCTTATGGCGCAGCTGGGCTGATACTACGGAATGTGATGCAGCCCGTAGTCTGACCTTCAATGGTTTGACGATGCAGGTGTTTCGTTCCGGTCTGGTCAATGGTGAAGCATTGGCCTTACCGCTTTGGTTGCCCAATCGTGGCCAGGCTTTCGCTACCACGATTCAGTTAATCGAACCTGATCGTCTGGGAAGCCCGGCTGATCGGGTGAATGACACCAAGATCCGAGGTGGGATTGAAGTCGATACCTACGGAGCACCTCTGGCTTACTGGATCGCCAAGCATCACCCAGGAGATCAACTTCTTGGATTGAACCATTCCTCTGAGCAGTATCAGCGGGTTCAGGCGCGTACCCGTTTTGGTCGACGACGCGTAATCCATGTACATGATAAGGAGCGCACCGGACAGAATCGCGGTAAACCAATCCTGACCAGCATCATGCCGCTATTCAAGATGCTGGATCACTACGAACGCTCGGAATTACAGGCGGCAGTGGTCAACGCTATGATTGCGGCCTTTATCGAAACACCGCTTGATGGAGAGTCCATCAGCGAGATGTTTGGTGGTTCGGCCGAGGACTATATTGCTGCACGCAACGAATGGCAGGTGAAACTCCAGGGAGGTGCAGTGATCCCTGTTTTTCCTGGCGACAAGGTGGCTCCTTTCACTCCCAGCCGACCAAACTCGGGTTACAGCAGTTTCGTGGAAAACGTCCTTCGACATATTGGGACAGGGTTAAACCTGCCTTTTGAATTGTTGATGAAGGACTTTTCTAAAACCAACTACTCATCGGCACGTGCTGCTCTGATGGAAGCCTGGCGGTTTTTCATGGGTCGCCGCAGTTGGCTGGCCACCTACTGGGCAAAGCCAGTCTATGAGCTTTGGCTGGAAGAGACTGTCAATAAGGGGCTCATCAAGGCCCCGGGTTTCTACGAAAACAAGGCGCTCTGGTGCCGCTGCAAATGGATCGGTCCTGGTCGCGGCTGGATTGATCCGGTCAAAGAAGCCAAGGCTTCCAAGATTCGGTTGGAGATAGGTCTTTCCACATTGGAAGACGAATGTGCGACACAAGGGCTGGATTGGGAAGAAGTGCTCGAACAACGTGCCCGTGAACAGGCCAAGATGCACGAGCTTGGGTTGAACCAGGAGGTTGGTAGCGATGACTTTCAAACGCAACCAGCCCCATCGACTGAAACTAATGAGTAACTCAATGACAAAATTGCAGGATAGAAATTTTGCACAGCCGAAGGCTGCCCGTCAGGGTGCAGCACAAGGAGGTGCTGCATGAAATTCTGGAACCATGCAACAGGTGACCCATGGGCGATCACCGAGTCAGCGTTGAATAACATTCTGATGATCGCCTCCCGCGAGAATGAGTCCATTGAAACAGTATCGGCTCGGCTCGGCAGAGAGCTGGATAATAGCTACGTCAGCGAAATCCGAGATGGGGTGGCCATCATCCCAGTGATTGGACCACTGTTCCGCTATGCCAATCTATTCACGGCGATCAGCGGCGCTTCCAGTTACGAGATTCTTGCCAAGGATTTCATGGCCGCCCTGGAAGATCCAGAGGTCAAAGGTATTGTGCTCGATATCGATTCACCCGGTGGTGAGGTCAATGGCTGTGCAGAATTTGCCAACATGATTTTCGAGGCACGTGGAACCAAACCCATCATCGCCTATGCCTCGGGTGATGCTGCCTCCGGCGCCTACTGGATTGCCTCAGCTTGCGATGAAGTCATCGTTTCAGAAACCTCTTCGTTGGGATCCATCGGTGTCGTTGCCGTATATCGAGGGGCGAATGGCGAGAATACTGTCGAGATCGTTTCATCCCAAAGCCCCTATAAACGTCTGGATCCAGACAGCGATGAGGGGAAAGCACGATTACAGTCACGTACCGATGACCTTGCAGCTGTCTTTATTGAATCCATCGCCCGCCATCGTGGAGTGGATCCACCGACAGTGATTCGAGATTTCGGTGGCGGCGATGTGTATATAGGTAAACACGCCGTCACACAGGGATTAGCCGACAAGATAGGAAGTCTCGAAAAGACTATCAACAATATCAACCCATTTCAGAACCTCGCCCACGAGCGGGGTTCTTCATTTCTATTACTTGAGGACAGCAATATGACTGACAAGACCCAAAAGGCTGAGGCCCTGAAAATGCAAACACTCAGTCTTGGTTCGCTGAAGGCCGATCACCCGCAGTTGGTGGAAAGCATCAAAGCCGAAGGCCGCAATGAAGCATTGGAGGAAGGCGTAAGACAAGGACAACAGCAGGAGCGTGAGCGTATCGGTGCCATTGTCGCGGCTGAAGCAGCCAAAGGACGTGAGCAACTCGCTCAACATCTGGCTTTTGCCACTGATATGAGCGCCGAAATAGCGTTATCGACACTGGAAGCCGCACCGATGAAGGTCGAGTTGAAACCCCAGGCATCTGTGACCGGGTTTGAACAAGCCATGGCCTCAGTCGATAACCCGGCCATTGATCCCGATGGTGACGAACAGGAAGAGGATGACGCTGACGCCGTGGCCAAACGTATCGCTCGATTCTCTCAAGGAGGTGCAGCATGAGTATTCCAGGCATTGCAGAAGGTTTTACCGATCAAGGCGCGCATGCGCCGGACAATTTGATTGCTGGCGAATTTCCGCGCATCTGCCGGATAGTGACGCTGACCGGTGGCGCGTCATTGTCGCAGGGAGCCGTTCTTGGCCGAATTTCAGCAAATGGTTTCTACCAGCTCAGTGATGCAGGTGGAAACGATGGCTCGGAAGTTCCCGATGCCATCTTGGCTGAGCCAGTCGATGCCACCGCTGGTGATGTGCAGGCGCACGTCTACTTTGCTGGTGAGTTCAATGCCCGCGCTTTGACATTGGGTGCTGGGCATACGCTGGAAACCATTGCCACTGGCTTTCGTCAGCGTTCTCTTTTTCTTCGTAACAACCAGTCTTAACCAGTAATAGGAATTACCCATGGATATTTTTTCTACGCATGTGCTCAACCGTGTGGTCGACCATCTGGACCGTCCAGCCTCCTTTTTGCTGGATACCTTTTTTCCGTCGATTCAGACAGAGGACAGTGAAGAGATTCACTTTGACATCGACAAGTCCAAACCTCGACTGGTGCCCTTTGTGTCGCCCTTGGTTGAAGGTAAGGTTGTCGCCACGGAGGGTTTTGAAACCCGCAGTTTCAAACCCGCCTACGTGAAGGACAAGCGCCGTTTCGATCCAAATGCTCCACTGAAGCGCCAGATCGGCGAAACCATCGGTGGTAACCTGAAACCGATGGATAGACGTGAAGCCGCGTTGAATCGTTCACTGACCAATCAGGTCGAGAATCTGACCCGGCGTGAGGAAGTGATGGCGGCTGAGGCCTTGCGCACCGGCAAGATCACCGTGTCCGGTGAGGACTATCCAACGCAAATTATCGACTTTCAGCGTGATCCAATGTTGACCCTGGCACTGACTGGTGCCACCCGCTGGGGTGAGGCTGGTGTGAAGGTGCTCGATGATATTGAGGACTGGGCGGGGATGGTGCAGATCAAATCAGGGGCTGCCGCACGTACAGTCGTGATGGACCCGCTGGCATGGCGTGTATTCAAGGCCGATGAAAAGGTAGAGCGGCTTTTGGAACTGCGTAGAGGCACTTCCAATACACTGATTATCGACCCGATTCTGCGTGGCCAGGCAAATGATAAGGCGCGCTACGTTGGCTCGGTTGGAGACTTCGATTTCTGGGTCTATAACGACACTTATGTCGATGATGACGGTGTGGCACGCAACATGTTGCCTGAATACACGGTGCTGTTGGCTAGCCAAGGAATGCTTGAGGGTACACGCTGTTACGGCGTGATCCAGGACGAGAAGGCGGGCTACCGTGCCAGCCGTTACTTCACCAAGTCCTGGCTGGAAGAAGATCCGGCATTGCGCTGGCTGTTGATGCAGTCTGCACCACTGGTTGTGCCTTATCGTCCCAATGCCTGCTTCTGTGCAACCGTACGTTAAGGGGGTGCTGTATGAAAGTCATTTCTAACATAACCCTGCGCGTCGGTACCCCAGAGAAAATGGAATACATTCCTCCAGGCGAACCGGTAAACCTGCCCGCAGACGATGCCAAGGCGTTGATTGAGCGAGGTCTGGCGGGTAAAGCCACGCCTCATGAAAAAGAGGATGACGATGATGATGACGACCTGTTAGAGGCCATCATCGATGCCATTGGTGATCTTGATCCTGCTGCGTTTGGCAAGGACGGCAAGCCCAATGTGAAAGCCATTGAAGAGATCATTGGCCGTAGCATTTCTGCTTCTCAGCGTGATCGTGGCTGGGGTGCATTTCAAAAGCTGAGTGATGATGACTGATAGCCGGGAGCGCTTTTCAAAATCGTTGAACAGCCAGTTTCGGCATCTGGGAACAGATGCCGAATACCGGTCTGTGTCAGGGATGGTTCAGACCATCCGTGTCATTGCCAGACGGCCTGAGGATATCTATGAACTGGGTGAAGGCCGTATTCATGCCGAAAATCCGGTTTTCGATTTTAGGGTCAGTGAGGTGAACGAACCTCAAACCGGTGATCAGATCTGCCTGTTTGGGCAGTGCTACCGGATTGAAAGCGAGCCTCAGATCGATCAGCACCATCTGATATGGACAGCCGAGTCCTTGCCTTCCACAGGATAATCAAATGTTGAATATAACAGTAACACCACAGCCAGCGCTGGCTGAGTGGAATATGGCGCTGGGTGCCAGCGAACGACAGATTAAAACTGCAGCAGTACGGGCGCTTAATAAGACAGCCCGTTGGATGCGTACCCATGTGGCTCGAAACACCGCCCAGTCACTCAATGTTCGAGTGGGCACGATTCGAAAAGACTTGATCCTGCTTCGGGCCAGAGCCAGCCATCCCCAATCAGGTGTGGCAATGGGCAGTAAAGCGGGTGTGATCAAGGCTACCGAGCTGGGATCACCCCGACAAAACCGGCGTGGTACCCGTGTGGGAAAACGTCAGTTCGATGGCGCTTTCATTGCGACCATGCCGACAGGACATCGTGGTGTATTCCGGCGCAAAGGAAAATCACGCCTGCCGATTCAGGAAGTACAGCTGGTGACCACTGGACGGGTTGCCGAGGTGATGGAGACATTGGCGGAAAATCAGGCCATGTCACGATTTGAAAATTTGTTTGAACACGAACTGCGATACGCATTGAAAGCCGCATGACCACATTGGAAATATTACATCAGGCGATTCTGGAAGGGATCGCAGGTTTGCCCGGTGTTCAACACTGCGGCGCTTTTCCCCGGCGCATGGACAAAGTGACATTGCCAGCCGTGTTTGTTGATCTGGTTGAGCTGGAATCGGCAAGCGATCCTGGTACCGGTGAGTTGGCACTGATAACCCACTGGGAGGCACGTGTTGTTGTAGCGGAATCCCAGACCGGTACGGATGCGATTATCCGTTCATTGATTCTGGCAGTGATGCTCTGGTTATACAGGCATCCGTGGCCGCAGAAAAACATCGGTCGAGCGAAGTTAAAACAAGCTGGCCCAGACCATTTTTCACCGGAATTGCAGGGGCATGTTATCTGGCTGGTCGAATGGACGCATTCCATTCGGGTCGGGGAGTCTGTCTGGGATGGTGAAGGCGTGGTCCCACAGCAGGTTTTTATCGGTAGCAATGATAATTATGAGGAGATAACCATCGATGGAGTCAGCGTTTGAAATCACTGAACTGCATCGTCGTGTCGGGAATCTTCTCAAGATAGGCCGTATCGAGGAAGTAAATTACGCTGGCGTGATTCCATTGTGCCGGGTGCGTATTGCCGATCTGTTAACCGGCTGGTTGCCGATGCTGGCACTGCGTGCAGGACCGGATAATTGCTGGTGGCCGCTGGAAATCAACGAGCAGGTAATGGTGCTTTCACCCAGTGGCGATCCTGTGCAAGGCGTTGTGCTCGGTGCTATCAATCAACAGCAGTTTGCGGCCCAGGCAGATCGTTCGGATATACACCGGGTGGTGTATGCCGATGGCGCAGTCATTGAATATGATCGCACCGCTCATCATCTTGAGGCGACATTGCCGGGCGGTGCAACCACGAAGCTCGTTTCCGATGGTGGCGTCGCCATTATCGGTGACGTCACGGTTACCGGGCACATCAAGGCCACTGGTGAGATTACCGACCATACCCGCTCGATGCAGGCGGACCGCGATATTTTCAATGGTCACACACACAGTGGAGTGAAATCAGGCGGCTCCAGCACCGCATCACCCAACGAGAAGCAGTAAACCCATGCAAGGCATGAACGCAATCACTGGCCAGCACCTGGCCGGAGAGGCACATCTGCGCCAGTCGATCATAGATATTCTGACAACACCGCTCGGAACCCGGGTGATGCGCCGGGACTATGGCTCACGATTGTTCGAGTTGGTGGATGCGCCCATCAATCGCTCGACACTGGTTGAAATCTACGCGGCCACAGCAGAGGCGCTCCTGAAGTGGGAACCGAGGCTGGAATTGAGCAGAGTACGTGTCACCCAGGCAGATCCGGGAAAGGTGGAGTTGTTGCTGGAAGGCACCTATTTACCCGATGGGCAACACATAGAGCTGGAAGGCATTATCGTATGACATGTAGGACACATAAATTTCGCGGGAGCCATGGAGGGCGGGAGCGATGAGTGGATTTACAGCGATTGATCTTGCCAAGCTGCCTTCCCCGGAGGTGGTGGAGCAGCTGGATTACGAACAAATCCTCGCTGCCATGCTGGCCGACCTGCGTGCCCGGGACGAGCAATTTACGGCGCTGGTGGAGAGTGACCCGGCCTACAAGATTCTGGAGGTTGCCGCTTACCGGGAAACATTGCTGCGGGCACGTATCAACGATGCCAGTCGGGCAGTAATGCTCGCCTATGCGCGAGGCAGTGATCTAGAGAATCTGGCGGCATTCTTCGGTGTGGAACGCCAACTGGTAGATCCGGGAAACAGCGAGGCCATTCCACCTGTACCGCCAACCTATGAGGATGACAACAGACTGCGCAAACGTGTGCAGCTGAGTCTGGAAGGACACAGTACCGCAGGCCCCATCGGCAGCTATGTCTTCCATTCACTGGCCGCCAGCGCCCGGGTAAAGGATGTGGATGTGGCAAGCCCGACACCGGGTGAAGTCATCGTTACGGTACTGTCCGATGATGAACAGGGTGTGCCATCCAGTGAATTATTGTCTGCAGTAGAAACCACGCTGAATGCGGAAGATGTCAGGCCACTGACCGATCACCTGACAGTCCAGCCAGCGGAAATTCTGACCTACCGGATTGAAGCATCACTGGTGCTTTACACCGGACCGGATGCGGCAGTGGTACAGGCTGCGGCAAGACAATCGGTAACCGACTATGTGCGCCGTCATCACCTGCTGGGTAATGACATCACCTTATCAGGGCTCTATGCCGCCCTGCACAAGGAGGGTGTGCAACGCGTTAATTTGATATCGCCTGTAGCAGACATTGTGGTCGAGCCTCATCAGGCTGCCTGGTGTAGCGGCATTACGATCACAGATGGTGGCCGGGATGAGTGATGCGAGTTTGCTGCCACCCAATGCTGTCACGCAGGAAAGAACACTTGAATCGGTCTTGGAACCCGGAACCGATCTACCCATTCCCATTCGTGATCTATGGAAACCGGATACCTGTCCCGCCTCTCTGTTGCCCTGGTTGGCATGGGCGCTTTCGGTCGATGAATGGGACAGTGACTGGCCAGAGGCGATCAAACGTTCCGTCATTGCACAGAGTGTTGCCATACACCGCAAGAAAGGAACGGTTCATGCGGTACGGCGGGCATTGGAGATACTCGGTGTCCGGGTCGAACTACGGGAATGGTTCGAGCAGAATGCTGCACCCCATACCTTTTCTCTGACAGCCTGGGCGGGTGAAAACTTCCAGGCCGAAGGCGAGCCACTGTTGACGCCACAGTATTACGCTGCGCTCAAACGTGCGGTGGATGCCGTCAAGCCGGTTCGATCCCATTACAACTTCAAGGTGGGAGCCCGGTTCTTTCGGGATCTCGGCATGCTGACAACGCTCGGTTCGACCCTGAGCCTGCGCCGCAATGCCAAAGCCATTCAGAGTCCGATTGCAGCGGCCATCGGTATTACATCCGGGTCGGCAGCACTGCCTATGAATCTGATGCGCCGCTGGGTCCAGCCTGCAAGTCTGGGGAATTTACAACTGGCCGCACCAATGACCGTGGTGACGCAAAGAGCCGTCACTCACGTAAGAGTTTCGATGGAGATGCAATGAGTAACACATTAATACCGGTGATTACCCAGGTTGGGTTACAGGCAGTATTCAATGCCAGCAACTCCGGCCTGCAGGCAGAGATCACGGAAATCGCTCTGGGTGATCAGGGCTGGCAACCCGACAATGCCGCCACTGGTTTGAGAAATGAACGACGACGTATCCAGATCAGCAATGGTGAACGGATTGCGCCAACTCAAATTCATATCACCGCCGTTGAGGACGGCACCCAGCTGGAATACTGGGTACGGGAAGTCGGCTTTTATCTGGCGGATGGCTCCTTGTTGGCCATATGGAGTCACGAGACACAGGCGCTGGCATACAAGGCGGCAGGTGTTGATCTATTGCTGGCCTTTGATATGGCGCTTGCGGCGCTACCCGCAGAGAGTGTCACGGTCGTTGGTACTGGCGGCGTCAGTTTGCCACCGGCAACGACCGTCAAACTGGGTGTGATGCGCTTTGCCACCACTACGGAGGCAAAAGCGGGAACCATCCATGACAAGGCCGTGACGCCAAAGGGTATGCGGACACATGGCGATGCGCGTTACTCGAAACTGTCGCATCAGCACGATGCGGCCTATGCGGCGCTGTCGCACTTGCATGACGACAGGTATATCCAGTTATCGGATGCACCCCGGGCGGTATATGTCGATGTGCGATCCACGGGTAATACCGCGAATGCATCCACTGCACTGAACTGGGCGCTGGCCATTCACCCCAATAGTGGGTTTAGCAATAACGATCACATCATCGTCCTGTATCGCAACCGCTATGTGCGTGGCACTGGCAACGGCAGCGCCTGGTGGACTGATGACCGAACCACAACCTTTATCAAAGCCGGTAGCTGGCGTGCCATTGCTACCAGCACCAATGGCTACTGGGGATAACCGATGAAAGTCATTCTCGTATTCAACAAATTCACCGACCAGTACATCGGTATGACCTACGGTACCGAAGCCATGGCGCTTGCCGAGGATAAATGCGACCACACGCACTTCCAGTACAAGACGGTCGACATGGACCCGGAGGCAGAGACCTGGGAAGGCGATTTCGCCACTGGAAAGATTATCCCACTGGCGCAACAGACCACCGTGATTTCCGAAACGGAACTGGATGCAGACTGTCAGGACAAGATCTTCCGTCAGTACCGGTACTACCATCAGCTGAATGTGGTCTACGGTGTGCTGGATCAGCTGATTGCCGCCGTGGCACTGGATGAATCCCTGTTGGCCGACTATCGGCAAATGCAGACCTATATCCGCAAGATTGTAGAAAACAACAGTCGTTACAAGGAAGCCTATGCCCAGCAGGAGGGTTACGAATATCTGGACAAGCCAAGCGAGCGGGACCGTCTGAATGCCCAGCTCGAAGGCGGGCTGCATGAGGTGATGGGTCGTTCTACCCACCCGGGTACACCACAATGATTGAAATAACCCGGCATATCTCCAACTCAGAGGCTGCCCAATTACGCGCCCAGATACGGTCGCTGGACAAAGCCTACTGGCAGGACCGCTCCAAGCACAATCTCAATCTGGGCGTGGATAACTCGGTTGGTCAGTATTACTCCTGCGGGCAGGTTTCCTGTCCGGCAGAACTGAGTGAACTGATCGAATCCATTGCACCGGAGTGTCCCGGATACGAACTTGAAGAATGGATCATCAACTGGACGCCTGAAGGTGGATTCATGCCACCTCATATCGATAACGAAGGCTATCTGCGTATCGGCATTCTATGTCTTCAATCTGATAGCGGTGCCTTCATCTGGTATCGCGACAATAACCTGAATCAGCCTGAGCGGATAAACGATATCGCAGGCCAGTTAATCCACATAGACGACATCACCCAGATCCATGCCGTGGCTCCTGCCTGCATGGATCGTTACGTGATCATATTTCTCTACAGGTAATTCACTATGACGCAAATCAAACCCGCACTGCTGAGTGCGGCGCAGTCGGCTGCGCTTTTGAAATCTGCCAATGAGCACTTGAGCCAGTTTATGCCCAGCCATGGTGTATTCCGGCGTATGGGGATCAATGGCGTCGATGCGCTGTCGGAGTACGAATTTCTCAAGCGCTGGAAGTTTCCCGATGCCCTTAACCTGGTTTATGAGCAGCAGGTGCCTGCAGCACTGCAGCAAACCAGTAACGAAGCATGGCTGTTGCGCTTTCCAACGGGTGGTTTTCTGGACCAGTGCCGCGCCAGCAAGCCACTGTTCAATTGCCTGTCCATCCCGTTGAACGATGGTGGTCAGTTCACTATCTGGGAAAACGGAGAACCTGTAACCCATACCAACAAAGCGGGCGATGGTTATCTGTTTTCATTGGCTGACTACCACCAGGTGCCGCCAGCCACACAGGATGACCTGTATCTCTGTTTTCTGTTTCTCAACCATATCGAGGTGATGAACAATGCCTGAACAATTTTTACATGGGGTGGAGGTCGTTGAAATTGACAGCGGCCCACGCCCGATTCGAACCGTCCGTTCATCCGTTATCGGACTGATCGGTACAGCACCCGCAGCGGATGAGGATCAATTTCCCTATCACATGCCGGTGCTGATTGCCGGTAGCCGCAAGGAGGCCGCCGGTCTTGGCAGTGAAGGTACGTTACCTGCGGCCATCGATGACATCTTTGACCAGACCGGTGCCATGATCGTGGTGATCCGGGTGCCGGACTTTGGTGGTGAATTCGGGGGCGAAGAGTTCCCTGTCTTCGATGGAGAGCTGGGATTCGCTCCCTGGTTACCCAACATCTCGGAAATTATTGGTGGCGTGGATGAAGAAACCGGGCAGTACCTCGGAATTCAGGCCTTTCTGGCTGCCGAGAGTGAAGTCCATGTCACGCCTCGGATTCTGATTGCGCCCGAGTACAGCCACAATCCGGCAATCGCCAACGAGCTTTTGAGTGTGGCCGAACGGCTGAGAGCAGTGGTCATCGCCGATGGTCCCAATATGAGCGACACAGAGGCCATTGATTACCGTGAAATGTTCGGCAGTCCCCGCCTGTATCTGGTCGATCCATGGGTGAGAACCTGGGATGTGAATATCGATGCCGAAGTGGTGCGCCCGGCAAGCGCCCGGGTCGCCGGGCTGATCGCCAAGTCGGATGCCGAGCGCGGTTTCTGGTGGTCGCCGAGTAACCGGGAGATCAGAGGCGTACTGGGTACGGCGCGTTCGGTGGATTTTGCACTGGGCGATGTCAACGCCAGAGCCAACTATCTCAATGAGCATGAAGTAACCACGATTATCCAGAAGACCGGCTTTCGCCTGTGGGGTAACCGTACCTGCTCAGCCGATCCCAAGTGGGCGTTTCTCAGCGTGCGGCGTACTGCCGATATGATCAACGAATCATTGCTGCGTGCGCACATGTGGGCCGTTGATCGCAATATCACCAAGACCTATCTGGAAGATGTACTGGAAGGCGTCAATGCCTACCTGCGTCATCTTCGAACAGTGGGGGCAATTATCAACGGTCGTGCCTGGGCTGATCCTGATCTGAATACACCCGATCAGATATCTCAGGGCAAGGTCTACATCGACTTTGATTTTACACCGCCATATCCGGCAGAACACATCACCTTCCGTAGTCATCTGGTTAACGACTATCTGGTTGAAGTGCTGCCTGAAGTCGCATAACGGGAGACACCAATGCTGGATGACATTCTGAAAAATATGGCCCTGTTCGTCGACGGGCGGGGTTACGCAGGCAATGTGGAAGAACTGACGCTGCCAAAACTCACCATGAAGACCGAAGAGTTCCGGGGTGGCGGCATGGATGCACCCATCGAGGTGGAGATGGGCATGGAGAAACTCGAATGCGAGTTTACGCTCACCCGCTTCGATAAAGAGGTGCTCAAACTATTCGGGCTGGCTCCGGGCCGGGTGATGCCGCTGACGGTTCGCGGTGCCGTGGTATCTGACAACGGCACGCAAACACCGGTGGTGGTCAATCTTCAGGGCACCATCCGAGAGATGGACCCGGGAAATTGGAAGCCGGGTGAGAAAGCCACGCTCAAGTTTGCCATCGCCTTGCGCTACTACAAGTTGAGCCATGGCGGTGAGGTGATACACGAAATCGATATCCCGAATATGGTTCGGGTGGTCGGCGGTGTGGATCAACTGTCTGAAATTCGTAATGCGCTTGGCGTTTAATCAACGAGGTCATAATCATGGAAACCCAAACTTACTACGTCATCAAACCAACGACTCATAACAAAACCAAAGTCACCCACGGTGACCGGCTGGAACTGACCGGGGAACAGGCGCGGCCTCTGATCAACGGCGGATTCATTGGTACCGACAAGGCCAGTGCTATCCGTATCGGTGAACTGGCAGCAGCACTCGACAAGGCCGAAGCCGAAATCAAGTCGCTACAAGGTCAGATTGCCAACGATACATCCGAAGCACCGGTGAAGGCAGATACGCCAAAGACAGAGGCCAGTAAATCATGAGCACCATCGAAATCAAATATCCGATCAGTGTGGACGGGGTGAAGGTGAAGTCCCTCAAACTGCGCCGTCCCAAAGTACGGGACATGCTGAGTGTCGAGTCGGGCCAAATTTCCGATGCCGAGAAAGAGATCAACCTGTTCGCCAATCTCTGTGAAGTGACACCGGAAGCCTTGATGGAACTGGATATGTCGGACTACGCCAAACTTCAAAAGGCTTACCAGGATTTTTTGTCTTAAACCCACCCGAGGCGCGACGCGCCTGTATCGCCCTGGCTTCCCATACCGGGTGGCCGCTTTCTGAATTACTCGAACTGGATGGTCATGAGCTCATGGCCTGGCTTGAGGCGTGCCCGACATCCAGGGATGGATAAGTGTCGCGGGAGGCACGACTGCAGGGATGCAGGAGGTAGAGCAACGCAAGGAGCAGTTGCCGAGGACGCCGGGAGCGACCGACAACTGGAGAAAGGTAAGTGAAAAGTTCTTTCAAACTGGCCATCCAGATCGGTGCAGCCGTCAGTGGCAGCTTCAAAACCGCAGTACGAGGTTCACAGGTCCAGCTGAATCAGCTGGGGGGAACGCTGAAAAAACTGCGTTCCCAGCAGCAGGCCATCGGTAAATTCGAACTGGCAGAGACCAATCTGGGCAAGGCCCGAGTTTCCTACAATGCTGCTGCCAAAGAGGTCATGCGTCTGCGTAAGGAGATGGCGGCGACCGATCAGCCCAGCAAGAAGCTGGTTCAGTCTTTCGAATCAGCCAAACAGAAAGCGGCAAGCCTGTCGGTCAAACTCGCTTCTCAGAAAGACAAGCTGCGGCAGGTACGGCGAGAGCTGGATGGTGCGGGGATCGATACCCGGAATCTGGCCAGTGAGAACCAGCGGCTTGGTTCCACCCTGGACCGGTTAAACACCAAGTACAAAAAACTGACTCAGTCCATGCGTGCGCAGGAAGCCGTGAAGGCTCAGCGTGCCAATCTACGGGGTCAATTATTTGATGCGGTAGCACTGGGTACCACCATTGCTGCACCCATCAAGGTGGCCGTGGATTTTGAACAGTCCGTTGCCAAGCTTGGTGCCATCACCCGGGCTGATGAGCAATCGTTACAATCTTTGGAAGCGACTGCCCGAAAGCTGGGTGAGACGACGCTCTTTACCGCCAGCCAGAGTGCGGAGGCCATGACCTTTCTGGGAATGGCAGGATTCAAGACCAATCAGATCCTGGAAGCCACGCCGGGCATGCTGAATCTTGCCCAGGCGGCCGGTAGTGATCTGGCTGAAACAGCGGACATTGCCTCCAACATCCTCAGTGGATTTTCGCTTGAGGCCGGACAAATGGGGCGTGTGGGTGATGTTTTGTCAGCCACATTCACCAGCTCGAATACCACCTTGCAGATGCTCGGGGACACGCTGAAATACGCGGCACCCGTCGCCAGCGCCACAGGGGCTTCACTGGAAGAAGTGGCAGCCATGGCCGGTCTGCTGGGTAATGTAGGTATTCAGGGCAGCATGGCAGGCACTGCCTTACGGGCTGCGTTCTTACGACTGTCTGCACCGCCCAAAATGGCAGCTGATGCCATCGCGGAACTGGGACTCAGTGTGAAGGATGCGGATGGCAATCTGCGTCCTATCCCCGAGATTCTCAAAGAGATCGGTGCGGCAACCGAATCCATGGGCTCGGCGGAACAGGCCGAGGTGATCAAGAAATTGTTTGGCAGTGAAGCCGCTGCCGGAATGACCGAACTGCTCAAGCAGGCAGGCACCGGTGCGCTGGATGACTATATCGCCCAGCTGCAGCAGGCCAAGGGCACCACCGATGAAATGGCCCGGAAAATGGGCAGCACCACCAGCGGTGCCTTGAAACGCCTGGGCAGCGCCATGGAGAGTATGGCGATCAGTCTGGGCAACGTGTTATTGCCTACAGTTGCAGCCGGTGCCGAGATCTTCGCTTCCTTCGCCAGCTGGGTTTCAGCGGCATCGCAAGAATATCCCTTGCTGACCAAGGTGGTTGTTGGTGCCACAGCCGGTCTGATCGTTTTGAAGGTCACCGCCATTGCCGGTGCCTATGCGTTTACCTTCTTGAAAGGTGGTGTGCTGACACTGGTAACGGCATACAGAACCTTGAGTGCCGGACTTGCATTGGCACAGCTGGGCATGACCCGCATGAATGTACTGGCCGGACTGAGTGCGGCAAGAATGGGCATTGTCACCGCCGCCCAGTGGGCGCTGAACATCGCTATGACGGCCAATCCCATCGGTTTGATTGTGGCAGGTATTGCGGCACTGGCTGGTGCGGCCTATCTGCTATTTCAGAACTGGGAGCCTATCGGAGAGTTCTTCGGCAATCTCTGGCAAGGCGTAAAGGATATGACATCTGCCGCAGTCGACTGGATTGTTGGCAAGCTGGAGTTTCTCGGCAAGCCAATGGAGATGCTGGGTAAGGCATGGGATGCGGTGACCGGCTGGTTCGACGATGAAGATGAAACCAAGCCCGGACCGAAAAAGAGCATCGGCCGGTTGACCCGGTCTACTGTGGGCACCGCATTGGTGGCATCCACGCCTGTCATAGCTGCATCGCCATCACCGGATTTGCCCGATGTGGTCCTGCAATCCCGGCCACCTGTTGAACAGGTCATCCAGATCGATGCGCCGATCACGATTCATGCACAGCCTGGTATGGATGCACGCGCCATTGCGCTTGAAGTGCAAAAGGCACTGGAACAACAGAAAAATAGAGCGATGAGTGACCGGCGCTCAGCACTATACGATGTATAGGAAATACAAGTGTCGCGTGAGCCAGGGATGGCGGTAGCGACCGATGAGGTAAATATATGTCTGAAACCATGATGGGGCTGGGCGGTTACCGGTTTTCACTAACCAGTGCCGCCTATCAGGAGTTGCGCAGAAGCAATGCCTATCGCTGGCAGGCTCAGGAGCGATTGCAACGTCTACCGGCACAACAGTTTGTCGGCCCGGGTAGTGAGACGCTTGATCTCAAGGGCACAATCTATCCCCACTATCAGGGAGGAATGAAGCAGATCGATCTGATGCGTTCACAGGCAGGCCGAGGTGAGCCCTTGTTGCTGGTCGATGGTCTGGGCCTTATCTGGGGCCGGTGGGTTATTTTGCAGGTCGATGAAACTCAAACCGTCATGCTGACCAATGGCCAGCCAAGAAAACTGGAGTTTCAACTACGGCTGGTGCGATATGGGGACGACGCCAGGGATGGCGGAGGTAGAACAATGTCTGGAACAAATGTCGAGGATCAGTAATGGCTCAATATCGCACGCGTGAAGGCGACATGCTCGATGCCATATGCAAAGCCTGGTATGGCGAATCATCCCGATACACCGAGGCGGTACTCGAGAGTAATCCCGGACTTGCTGATCTGGGTGCGGTACTGCCAGCCGGTGTCATCATTGAATTACCGGAATTTCCAGACCTGTCTGTCAAGCAGGGTTCAATCAGATTGTGGGACTGAGGTATGACACCGGATTTTCGGATACTGGCCGATAGTCAGGATATTACTGATCGCATTAAGGATCGGTTGTTATCCCTGCGTGTTACCGACGAAGCCGGTATCAAGTCCGATACAGTTGAAATCAAACTCGATGATCGTGATGCCCTGATTGCCTGGCCAGAGCATGGTGCAGAACTGGAAGTATCTCTGGGATATGCCGCACAAGGAAGTGCTAATGCCGCGTCAGCCATGGATGGCGTGAGCGGCCCAAAGGCAGGATTAACCAGGATGGGGCTGTATGTTGTCGATGAAGTTGAACATGGCGGTCCACCCAATGCGCTGACGATACGGGCAAAAGCCTCCGACATGCGCCAGAGTCTCAAGGCACCGAGAACAAGGGTCTGGGACAATGTCACACTGGCCGATATGGTGACCACCATTGCCGGTGAACATGGCCTGGTACCCAAGATCAGTGAGACGCTGGCAGTGGTCAGCTACACCCATCTGGACCAGACAGAGGAATCCGATTTGCACCTGTTGACGCGGCTTGCCCGTGAAAACAGTGCCGTAACCAAGCCTGTCGCAGGAAATCTGATCTTTGCAACCCGGGGAGAAGCCAAAAGCATCTCCGGCCAAGAATTACCCGCGATTCAGGTTGTGGCACACCAGATCCAACGCCACCAAATGACACAGGCGGACCGGGGCAAGTACGCTGCTGTACTGACCCATTGGCATGACCCAATGAAAGCTGAGCGTGTGCCGGTAAAGGTTGGTCAGGGCAAACCGGTTTATACCTTGCGCCATACCTATTCGGATAGTGACCAAGCCACTCGGGCTGCACAGGCAAAGCTGGAAGCGCTACAGCGAGGCACCGGCACCCTGAGCCTGACATTGATTGGAGACAGTGACCTGATGGCGGAAGCCAAACTTGAACTGAAAGGCATACGTGATCGTGTCGATGGTGAATGGCTCATTCAACGCGTCGAGCATCAATTCGACAACCAGGGTTTCGTGACCCGTATTGAGGCCGAAAAATCTGCCAGGAGCAGATTTTCGCGCTAGCCCCAAAGGGGTGAAACGCATGGATGCGTTGAACAAACGCCGAAACCATAATCCAAACCCAATAAGAACAGATTAACCAGACCCGCCCGATTGGCGGGTTTTTTATGTACAGGAAGTACGGTATGTCGCGATGGCAGGGATGCCAAAGAGCGACCGTTTTAGAGGTCCCCATGAACAGCCAAGAAAAAGACAAACCAATGGTCAACCTGCGCAGAGAGGAATTTGAAGAGATGCTCAACTGTGCGGCTGAACGAGGTGCTCGGCGAGCGCTGCACGACGTGGGACTTGATGGCGATGACGCAGCCGAAGACATCCGTGACCTGCGTTCACTACTCAAAGCCATTCATGTTGCCAAGCATACTGCCTGGCAGACCGTTATCCGCATTACCACAACTGGCCTGATCATCGCGCTGATGGCCGGAGCCGTGATCAAACTGAAACTCTTTGGAGGACATTAAGATGCTGACACTATTAGGCAGTCTGCTAGGTTTTGTTTCCAGCGCCTTTCCGGATCTGCTGGGTCTGTGGCGGGATAGTCAGGACCGGAAACACGAACTGGCCATTCTGGACCGGCAAATGGAACAGATGAAACTCGGCCACAACCAGCGATTGGAAGAGATCTCGGTGGAGGCTGATATCGCCGAGAGTCGAGCGCTGTACCAACATGACACCCAGCCATCAGGTGTGCGCTGGGTCGATGGGCTGCGCGCCTCGGTACGACCGTTAATCACCTATGCCTTCTTTCTGCTTTTTACCGCAGTGAAGGTCAGTGCCTTGATTGTGCTGGTCAACGAGCAGGGTATGACATTGATCGAAGCCTTACCCCAGATATGGGACCCGGAAACCCAGGCTCTGTTTGCCGCTGTGATGAGCTTCTGGTTTGGCCAGCGTGCGCTGACAAAGCTGAGAGGTCAGTAGGATGCGGACCATTTCTGAAACAGGACTGGATCTGATCAAGCACTTTGAAGGCTTTTCGAAAACGATCTACATCTGCCCGGCCGGGTACCCAACCATCGGCTACGGCCATGTAATTCGAAACGATGAAAATGATCGATTCTCTGATGGGATCGACCAGGAACAGGGAGAGGAGTTGCTGCGCCGCGACGCCCAAGTAGCAGAGCGTGCCGTCCTGCGATTAATCACGGTGCCGCTCACTGATGGCCAGTTCGACGCCCTGGTCTCGTTCACCTTCAATCTGGGCAGTGGTGCGCTGCAGCGATCCACCCTGAGAAGCAGACTCAATCGGCAGGAGTATGTATCGGCAGCAGAAGAGTTTCGTCGCTGGGTCTGGGCGGACGGCCACAAACTCAAAGGTTTGATCAAACGCCGGGAAGCGGAGAAAGTGTTATTTGTCTATTGAAAACAAATGCTTATAATCCCCATGGCTTCATCCTCATCAGAGAGAATGAAGCCATGGGGCTTTTTTTTGGCGTTTCAAGGTTGAATCCGCCGTTTGTAACATTCTGTAACGCTTTTTTGGTTGTTTGTTCTACTAAAAAACAATATAATGCTAAGGTTTTTTGAGTGGATTTACGGGTAGGTGCGCATTTCTGAGTAACAGCGCCTTTTTT